ATGGCCCGGCTAACCGATGGCGGAGAGATATACCCGCACCGGCCGGACTTGGAATCACTGCCATTCTGGAAGTGCGATACCTGCGGCAATTTCGTTGGCTGCCACCACAAGACAAAGCAGCGCACCCGGCCTTTGGGCTGCATTCCCACCCCGGAAATGAAGGAAGTGCGCAAGCGTATACATGCCGTGCTCGATCCGCTTTGGCGCGATGGTGGAATGAAGCGGCAGGCGGTCTACGCCCTGATGACTGAGCACATGGGCTGGAAATTTCACACCGGGCACACGCGGAGTCTGGCAGAAGCTGACAAGGCGCTGGCCGCTGCTCGGCATATTGCAGCATGCCGTCAGGCGGCCACCCAATAACCCTGGCACACCTCGCCCTCTACCTCTGCACCGCCGTATGGGCAGCAGGAGCGATTCTGACGGCGGTGTGTGGGGTATGGATGTGGTGGCAGGGCACCGGATTAAGTATGGGCCAGCGGTTCGCAGCAGCGGCTGTACTGGCGATTGTAGTGCTGCCGTTTCTGGCGGTGGTGTGGGTTGGAGAGAGGGTGGAGTAGATGGCCTACCAAAAGCAAAAATTCAGACACGACCCGGAGAGCGGAGTTTATGGCGACTGCTACCGCACCTGCCTTGCAGGGATGCTGGGGCTTGACCGCGATGACGTGCCCCACTGGGTGACAACCATGGAGCCGGAACTGTGGGCCACGGAGGTGCAGCCGAAGTACGACCAATGGCTGTCGGAGCGGGGACTGCAAGAGTTGGCAATCCCAATCCACAGCGAAGGTGCCGACCTCGCAGGCATTCTGGAATTGCACAAAACCAGAACCAAGCACCCGACAGTCGCAATGCTGACCGGCGAAAGCGGCAACGGATGCAACCACGTTGTGCTTGTTCGAGAGGGGGAGATTATTCACGACCCAGGCATGAATGACCCGGGCATAACTGGCCCTTGTGGCGATGGATTTTATTGGCTGACGTGGCTGATTCCGGCCACCCCAACAGCAGCGCCAGAGGCGCGGGAGTAATCGATATGGGTAGAGAAGTGAGAATGGTGCCGGCCGATTGGGATCATCCGAAAAACGAACACGGCAAATACAAGCCGCTGTATCCGCCAGGCTACCAGCGTGCTGCGCAGGAATTCATGGAAAAAGCGCAATCCGAGGGGCTGCAAGAAGCGGTTGAGTGGTTCGGCGGCGCTCCGGATAAGGACGACTACATGCCCGACTGGCCGGACAGCGAGCGCACTCACTACATGATGTATGAGGACACCAGCGAAGGGACGCCAATATCGCCAGCATTCCCGACGCCGGAGGAGCTTGCGCGCTGGCTTGCTGATACCGGCGCCAGCAGTTTCGGCAGCCAAACGGCCACATACGATCAATGGCTGCCTATATGCCGGGGCGGCTGGGCGCCAAGCATGGTTATGACTGATGGAAAACTAATGTCTGGCGTTGAGTTCGCGGCCACCCCAACAGGAGAGCAACCATGACCACAACAGTGAATATCCACCCCCTCTCCAACCCGCTGCCCGGTGAGCGGGTAACGGTGCGGGTGTTCGAGGGTTGTTTGAGCGATGACGAGGTATTCCAGCGTCTGTACCCCCGAGCCTACGCGCATGGCCACAGGGCTGGGAGTCTGAATGTGTATCAGGGGTATTCAGTGCGGAGGGGGTGCTGATGGAGGTTTCCATTTCTCAGGTCGAGAAAATGCGCATCACCGGCGCTGAAGGGCTAGACCCAATATCAGTGATTTTCGAGGACTTCGGCCCCGGCCAAGGCAAGGTGACCATCGAAATCTACGGCGAGGCCTGGTCGCACTATTGGGGGGCGATGGGCGAGCAGCACAAGGTGAAGTCGTTTTTCGCCTCGTGCAACGATGACTACTTGGCGCTGAAGTTCATCCGCGGCCCCTCGCTGGAGCCTGACTGGGACGAGATCACCGACAGGCTGCGCGAGGTTGAGCAGGACGAGGACATTACGGTGACCTGCGAAATGGAATGCCTGGACAACAGCGAAGCCATGCAGAACGCCTATGGCGAGTGCTGGATGGTGGAGCTGCCAGATCGGCCCACCCGAGAGCGCACATACCTCAACCAGATATGCCGAGCCATCAAGCAGGCACTGGCCGTAGGTCGGGCGCGCCAGCCGGCTACCACCCAATAAGCCCCACCCCACAGGGCGTGGGGCAACTTTTTATGGCGGTGCGGATAAACGGTATGCGCGTACCGGGCCTATCCTGCGAGGCGAGTGATAGCAGGCCACCGCCACCAATTACGGGTCAGCCCACCCTTTCGACGGGCAGGAGATAGTGAGGATGGAAAACCAACACCGGAAAATCACCGGCTACCGCGAACTGAGTCAGGAAGAAATCGACCTGATGAATGAAATCAAGGCCAAGGGCGGCGAGTTCGAGGAACTGATCGCCAAGCTCCACGCTACCCAGGATCGCATTACGGCAGAGTTCGGCACCCCCGATGCCGAGGCCCGCCGCTGGATCAGCATTGGCAAGACGCACCTGCAGCAGGGCCTTATGGCGCTCACACGGGCTGTGGCAAAGCCGAGTTTCTTTTAACCATAGGGGCTTCGGCCCCCACATGGCCTATGGCCGGGAGGAAGGATGGACGAGGAAATGAAAGAAAAGCTGCTGCAGGAATTGGAGAACGCCGCCAACTTTCTGCGCGGGATGACGTTCGACCCGAGGCTTGACCCGGAAATCAGGTCGGCCGTACTGGCAAAGGCGACATGGCTTGATGACGTTGTTCAAGAGCACTTGGACTAACCCCACACCGAAGCGGCGGGAGAGTGATATGGAGCGGTGCGAGAAGTGCGGCAGTGAATTTGAGTCTGAGGACATCTGGTGTTTTGACGGCGAATGCCCTCACTGCGGCCACCAAATGTGGGAAGAAACCACCCCGGAGGTAGCCGGCGATGAGTGATGTGGCTGAACGGATTCGGGAACTTTCAACCACCATACCGGAAACGTCGTGTATATGGTGGATTGGATCTAACCATAGCACGGGATATGGCGGTGTTTGGCTAAATGGCAAGGTAAGGGGGGCGCACAGAGTGGTTTATGAGTTAGAGCATGGGCCAATACCCGATGGCTTTGTTGTTCGCCACAAGTGTGACAACCGGAAGTGTATTAATCCAGATCACTTAGAGCTGGGGACGCATAGGGACAATGCAAATGACTGCATAAATAGAGGAAGACATCACCTAGCCAGCAGGACGCATTGCCCGAGCGGGCACGAATTCAACGAGGAAAATACAATACCTTACAAAGGAGCAAGGGTATGCCGGACGTGCAAACAGGAAGCCAACAGGAGGTCATACATCAAAAAACTGAAGTTGGGAAAGATGCGGAGGAAGTCATCAAGGAGCTAGAAGCTAAGTTGTCAGAAGCAATCGCCCTCCTGGCAGAGCGGGAGGGGGAGATAGTGCGCCTACGGGCATCCATCAAGGACGGCGATTTTCTGATTGCCAGCCGGGAAAAGGTTGTAACGCACCTAGAATCCAAGCTCACAGCGGCAGAGCAGGACGCGGGGCGGCTGGATTGGCTGGATACCTGCCGGCATGACATCACCAGCGAGGAGCGAGATAGCCACGGCGAGTGGTGCCAAATACTTATCGGGCACGGCTGGAGCATAGAGGGCCAGTGCAGCAGCGTCAGGGAGGCGATAGATGCCGCAATGGCAGCGCCTGTTGAACAGCATCCCTCGATAGGTTGCGAGAACTTGGCCGGCGACCTGTGCATTCGTGAGGGTAGCTGCTTGTGCTTTGGCGGTTCTGACACCGCCCTCGAATCCAGTGGAGGTGGGTGATATGGAAAAATCTGTAGGCATGACCATTGCCGAGGTCTGCGACCAGCAAGCCCAGCAGATAGCCACTCTGGCCGCGAAACTCCAGGAGGTAGAATCCGACAACGCAGCCCTCCGCGAGCAGGTGCCACGGTGGGTGCCTGTGTCGGAGCGGCTGCCGGAGCCGGGGAAGCCCGTGCTAATCAGTTACGGGAGCAACCAACTTGTTTCTCACCGCGAATACAGGACGCCGGACTACTGGGTTTGGTATTGCAGCGGGCCAGTCAGCATAGCAATGGACTATGTCACTCACTGGTGCGCCCTCCCACCCGCGCCAGCGGAGGAAGGTTGATGGAGCCTTGCCGGCGGGCAAAAATTCGGAAGCACAAGTTCCGGACAGCGCGTCTTTGGTGGGGCGGGCGGCAAACGGTCACAACAACACCTGCATTTGTGCCAGTGAGCTGGCTATAACCCCGGCGCCGGACTCCCCAAAAACACCCCGCAAACCCACTAACCACGCGGGGTTTCCACCGGCGCCCGACATTGGGTTAAGCTCCCCGCCATGCCTCTCCCCATCCACACCCGCATGTGCCACGTCCCGAAGTGCACCGGCTGGCACCTCAGTGTCCCCGGCCGCAGCGGCAACGCGGTGGACATCCACATCATCACCCTGATCCAGTGCACCAGCATCAACAAGGTTCCCCTGGACGCCGTTATCGAGGGATTGCCAGAGGGCGGCAAGCTCAGGCGCTTCGGGGTGCTCATGGCTTCCCTCAAGCCCCAGGTTGGATACCCGATGCCGGTGCTGTGGATTTCTACTGAGAGCGATGAGAGGGAGTGGTTGCTGTGAGGTCTGGCCTACGACTGACACCCACTCAATATCGCCACCAGCCTCGCCGTGTAGCCCTGATACTGCTCGCGCTCGATTAGCAGGGCGCGGAGCATGTCACCGTCCGTAGCGCCCTCTGAGAGCGATTCAGTGGCCCAGGGGACGTGTGGGGGGATTTCCTCGATACAGGGCACCGGGACAGGCACCTGAACCTCCACCGGGACTTCCACGAACTCAGGCGTGCAGCAGCCAGTCAGCAGCAAACAGAAAAGCAATCTCACAGCCCCAACGCCTCCCTCGCCTTCGGCATCACCGAACCACAGCTATCGCCACCAGAGCGGATAATCGCGGTGATACGGCCCTCCCGCGCCCTCTCGGACAGATCCAGCTCCTGCAGGGTCGCAGCTACCCGAGCAGTGGCAGCGTCAGCAGCGGCCTTCCAGTCGTCTACCAGCGAAGAGCAGCGCAGGGACTGGGCTTTCCACATCCCGGCCGCGCGCTTCTGGATATGGGCCTCGTGGGCTGCCTGGTGATACTCCGATTCCCACTCAGCCGCAGCAAGCTTCGCATCGCCCAGCTGAATCCAGCCGTACACCAGCACAACAGCCAGCGCCGCACAGAGAATGCCGAGGGCGTAGGCAACCATCTTGTCGATCACTTCGCCCGCTCCAGGAAGCCCACCGCCACCGCCAGAATGCCAATCACCGCACCACCGAACACGCCTACCGGAGTGGTCACCTTGTCATGCCAGGCCAGCAGGTAGGTTTCCATCACTGTCCAGGTGATGATCCACATGGCCCACAGGATCAGCAGCCGGTGGAAGAACTTGTAGCGGGCGAGGAAGTCGCTCATTCCGGCAGCACCAGCATGTCGGCTATGTCCTGGGCCCTGCCCTTCACCTGCCGCGCAAACTTGCTGTCCAGCACCTCCCGGGCCGCCGCCGGGTAGTCGCCGCGCTCCAGTGCGCTGTGCATGTTGCGGAAGCCTCGGAAGCCGCCGGCGCCCAAGCAATAGCGCATGTCGATCAGCGCCGCCTTCTGGCTGTCATTCAGAGCCGGCCAGTAGCTGAAGGTGGCCATGTCCTGTTCGCACTCGGCGATGTCGTTAGCCAGCAGGTACAGGGCCTCAGCGTCCGATATACCCTTGTCCTCCAGATTCCGGCCGTAGCCGATGGTCAACTTGTCCGCGGTGCAGTGGTAAGGGTGCAGGCGCTTGCCTTCGTGTTGCTTCAACAGCGCCTCGGCCAGGGTGAGGTGGCGCATTATCGATCCGCCTTTTTGTCGAGCTTCGAGGAAATGGCATCTAGCTTGTCGAACACCCGCAGAATGTGCTGATCGAACTCGGCACGCTTTACATACTCGCCGGCCACCAGCAATTGCAACTGCTGGATAATCTCACTGTGGCGGTCGCCGGTCTGGCGCAGCGCTTTCATTTCTTCCCACACGCGGTGCATGTACCAGCCGACCAGTACGCACACGAGCCCACCGAGTAGGTTGATGATGGTTTGGTGTTCCATGGCGTTCCTTACCAGGTCGAAAGCGCTGTGCGCTTCCAGGTATCAACTGCGACACACCGGTATTCGTAATCCGCGTCCCATGCATATTCACCTGGCTGACCGGGCGCAGATGCAGAAGCCGGAGGGTGAGACTGGCGCAAGCGGAATCTGCCACCCAACACGTCCAGGGATTTGTCGTCATGCAGGTACATACCTGTGACTGTGGTGGTCGTGCCCTCTTCCACCACCGTGAACCGCAGGCGGGCGCCGAAGTTGGTGTCTGACCAATCACCAGCAGCAATGGCATGAACGGTGGCGCCGGCATTGGGTGTGTCGGCCTCTGAAAAAGCGCCATAGGCAGAGCCGCCCAGAAGCTGCCCATCGGTAGGGATAGCAGCCCGATAGACGCCCGCCGTGTGGTTGCCGCCTATCACCGAAAACTTGTCCTTCGGGCTGCTGCTGCCGATGGTCACCCGCCCAGAATTGATGTTGTAGGCGTCATTGCCCACGCTGGCCCAGAGCGGGTCTAACAGGTAATCCAGGTTGGTGAATGTATCAGTGCCATTGCCGACTTTCGCGCGCAGCACGTCATCATTGCCAAGCTCAAAGGCAATCTCGCCCAGGCCGATCTGAAGATCATCCGTGGCCCAGTCAGCCGCCGAGCCATAAAGGTGGCGAACGCGCCGGTAGAAGTCAGTCATCGTTTGTTCCCCCAGTAGTAGAGGTGGTCAATAGTCCAGTCGGTTGAAGGTGATGCAGGCGTGCCGGCAAGCTCCCAATCTGCACTGGGGTCATCGGGCGTGCCGGCGATCACCCAGTCATACTCTGGCACCGGCGCGTTCGGGTCTTCCGCATCAGCCGGCATAATCTCTGCCTGTACTGAAATGGACAGCCAGTTATCACCTAACTTTTGCAACTGGATTTCGGAGATGAACCGTATGCGGTGCCGAGAGGTGATGTTGACCGGTGTGTGCCGGCTAACAATGTCCATCTCAAACCACATCCAGGCGTAGGTGCGCACCCATTCGTACCAGACCGCATACCAGTCGTTGGTCATCTCGAAGGTGAGTGACAGACCGTCCTCGGGCGAGTTGAATACTGTCACCTGGTTGGCGAGCGCGGCGGGCACAGAGGTGCGCCGGATGCCGGGGTCGATGTGGCCGGCGATGCCGGAGTGGGCTGGCTTTGGGTAGTTGGCGGGGTAGGCGGTCATATGTTGCAGTACCCCGGCGGCACATAATCAGGATGGTTACGATCAAACGCTATGCCAGCAACATCGATAATATCGATGTCTTCGTTGAAAAACTCTCCAGCCAAATTCATAAAGGACAGATTCGCCCCATAGAAGTAGCAGTTTTGGTTTCCAGATTCATTTATTCCTGTTGGGTAGCCAGAAGACACATAAAATGCAGTGTGCGTTTTTCGCAATGAGCCCGCACCAAGGGACATTGCGGCCTCCACCGTGCTCTTGAACGTGATGAGGCCCCCTTCTTCAGACACAACTTCCAGTGGATAGATGCGAACACTGGCGGCCGCCGAAAGCCACTTGTCTCCGACGAATCCCAGGTCGATTTCTAGTGTCTCGGTTTCCCCTAATACGTAGGTCTGTATCTGCAGACCTGTGGAAACAACGCCGCCACCGAGGTCTGCGGTAACGGTAAATCTACAATCAGCCCTGGATGCTGTTGAATATCCGCCGGGGAATAGGTAGTTGTCGCGCGCCGACATGAACGTGCCTGAAATGCGCATACTACTGGCGAGGCCGGTGACAATTGCCCCAACAGACATACTTCCCCACCTAGCGAGAGGAGGGAAAATTCCCGGAATCCCATTCCCCGGGACATAGTTGATCATTGCGCACTGCCTGACCTCTCCGTTACAAAAAACTGGAGCCGAATCCGCCTGTTGCCAGGCCAGTGGCGTGCCTTTTATGAATCCATTGCTGCTTCCTGCCCAATTGCTCTGCAGGGCGCCTGGCCAGCCGAAACCAATGCAGGCACGTAGCTGACTTGGCCCGCTAAACGGGAATTCCCAGGTGTCATCGCTGGGCGAGTACAGCGGAAAGTACTCGAGACCCAGGCCGTCTCGCATGGCACTTTCGTAGGCACTGCAGGAGTAAGGCTCACATTCCGGACGGTTCTCTATACCTGGCGGTTTATCATCGGGCCCAAAGTCTGGAGGAGTTTCGGTGTCGGGCAAGCCGTCCCATTCGCCAGAATTAACGACTGCGCCAAGCTCAAATCTAACAACGGCATCAACCACATTGTAGTTTCTATACTTCCAGTCAATACGAGAGGTCAGCCGAACCTCATACAGTGCGCGCACACCAAAGAATCGATCCAGCAACAACGTGAACCACTGATACCCGTTGTTCATCATCCAGCGGGACCAGTTGTCGAACATGGTGGTGGGCATGGAGAAAGACAGGGTGCCGGTGGAAACCTCTTCCCTCCACTGCTTTCGCTGGCGGGTCCAGCCTGATGAGAACCGAGTACGGGCGACCTCTGGGCCTATTTGCTGATCGAACTGCCAGGTGGCGCAGGGGAAAAACGATGGGTAGCTGGCCCCGTGCAGACTGCCCGGCAATACTTGGGTTGAGCGAGCCACCACGGTGAGGGTGACCACATTGGTGGTGAGGTCGGCTTCTCCGGCGCGTGATGCGACACACAGGTATTGGCTTCCGTCATCATCAAGGGCTGCTGACGCGATGACCAAAACGTCGGTCGTTTCGCTAGCTATTGGTGTGTTGCCACCACTTTCCACCCGATACCACTGGAAGGTTGCAGTGCCGGTTGGATCGCTAACGACCACCCGGAACTCGGCATTGTCGTAAGCATAAACAGTGGTATTCACTGGCTGCTGGGTGATTGCCCAGCCCGCCTCCAGCGTAAAGCTGTTGGAGGTGACAACAGCCGAGTCGCCGCTGCCGTCATTCCAGAGGAAATGGAAATACCAGGTCCCGGCGCTCAGCCCGGTCGCGGTTCCGCTCTGGGTGCCAGTAGTTGTGACCGGCTGGTTAGTGCTCCAGGTGGCCGGCGATCCAGTGTGGTCCTCGCCGGCCTTGATCTGCGGCGCGCTGGGCTTGGTTGTGGACTGAGAGGCGATAACATAGATCGTTCCGGTGTCGCCATCAGTATTGACAGACCAGTCAGCAGAATTTGGGCCTGCGGCTGTGCCAGCCGGGTTTGTTAGAACGGGAACCGATGGCTCATTCGGCCACGGCGCAGACTGCGCCACAGATAAATCAATGTCCGCAGACGCCCCTGTAACGATACGCAACTCATCAAGCCACGCCGCCATCGCCTGGGTGCCGGGATTAAACGCACTACCACCGACATGGGTTCCATTCGCGCCAACGCTCAGGCTGGCAGCAAGAGCAAAACCGGCCCCATCCTGTGAATTATCTATCCATACCTGGACACTGCCAGAAATTCGCTTTATCCCGATCTGCCGAACCGATCCAGTGAAAATATTGCCGCCACTGGTGTAAAGCTGAGTGCCGTTTACATAGATGCCGAGCTTGTTGGACGCATCCACATAGACCAGCAAATAATTTCCATTGGTTGAGCTTGGGCGCTGGTCAAACAGCACTCGCGCAGATGCGTTGGCGTTGCCCTGGATTGTAAACTGGATAGCAAAATTGGCCGTTCCAAAATCGGGTATGCCGGTTCCGACAACTCTGCCGGTGGCATTCGTTCCGCCGCACTCAAGCGCGGCAGAACTACCGAAAACTCCTCTGGAGCCCTCCAGGCGAGCATCGCCAAAGAACGTCCACGAAACACCTGCCACTTGATCCGGGCTGGCAGTCGCGCCGTCAGCGCCGTCCCAGTGGTTGAGGCTTTTTACATCGCTCCACGCCGGATCAGCCATTTACACGCCCCCCATATGCGCCGGTGCGCCGCTGTAAATCGCCTCGTCATACAGCTGCCCCTCAATCCGAATGATGCGATCCGACTGGGGTGTGATTTTGGTGACCATGAAGTCCTTGATCAGCTCGTAGGTTCTGCCGAAGGAATACAGGGTGGGCTCGCGATTGCCCGGGGTTGCCACCGTGATGCCCGGGGCGGTGTCGAAGACGATGATGTCTTTGGTGGCGCCCACGGTGACGGTATAGGGCCCATTTGGCTTGCCGTGCTCGTCGCGCAGCAGGACGATGTTTTCGCTTTGCCAGTCCAGGGCCTGGTCGACGCGGTAGGTGTTGGTGCCCAGCTGCTCCAGGATGACGCCGGACTGACCCCAGTCGGGCATTGCATGGGAGACGCCGATACGGTCGCCAAACAGCGGAATGAGGCCTTCCAGTTCGGTGTCGAACTTTACGGCCTTGCGGCGGCGAGTTCGGGTGTTCCACAGGTAGGTGGCGAATTGCTGGGCGTAGCTGGCGCTGGTGCAACCAAACAGGGTGAAGGCTTCTGGCTGTTCTGCATCTTCGGGGTAGACGGCGTAGGCCGGGTTGAAGGTGGTTGGATCGCGGTATTCCACGCGCACGCCGTCGAAGTCGCCTTCGGTGTCGAAGGTGTAGGTGAGCTCAAAGCTGTCGGGCAGGATGTTGGCCATGCCGAACATGGCAGTGCGCACTGCCTGGACGCGATCTGGCACCACGGTGATCAGGGCGTTCTGGTGCAGCACCCGGGCGCCGGCCAGGCTGATCACGCTCTGCATGGCCTCAAAGCCGGTGTTGCGGCTGTCGAAGCTGCCGTTGAAGCTGGGCTCAGTATCCCACTCGGCCTCCAGGGCATCGAGGGCGGCGGTGTCCAGCTCTTCCAGGCTGCGCTTCATGCCGTAGTCGGTGTTGAGCCAGATGTCCTTGATCACGGTGATGGGGTTGTCAGAGTCGCCGGAGGCCAGTACCCGGGTGGCGGTAACTTTCACGCGGGAGCGGGCCGCCTGGCCCAGCCCGTTGGTGGCCTTCATGCGCAATGCCATCAGGGTGACGGGGCCGTAGGCGGTGGCGGTTGCGTCCAGCACCACATGACCCTTCAGGCCAGCCCAGATGGTCTGCTCGGGCGACAGGCCGCGGCCGGCAAAGGCGGTCAGGCGCTGGACGGTCACCTCGTAGGCGCCCGGGGCGAGCGGGCCGCTGCTGATGGTGTCGCGAACGGGGCGGCGGGTTTTGTAGCGGTAGGTTTTGCTGTTGACGATGGGCGCGCCGATGGCGGCACCGGTGTCCGGGTTGATCTGCTGGTAGGTCACCTGAATTTCGATGTCGCGATAGCGCTGGTCGCCGTCGCCCTCGATGGTCATCAGCCCCTGGGGGAACAGGATATCCACATCGATGGCGTCGATGGTCATGCCGCCTTTCTGGGCGCGGAATGGCCCGGCGATCATGTTGTTGGTGGTGGTGTTCAGGGTATAGGTAGTCGCGCCGGGGAGCGGGTCTTCATCCTGGATGATGCTGGACCCGTAGCCCTCAAACAGCGTCATTTTGGTGGGGTCGCCGCTATCCACCACGGCAAAGGCCACCACAAAAGACACATTGTTGCTCACGGTGTTGGCCAGGGTGATCGTGTCACCGGGGCCGATGTCGAGGCTGGAATCCACTTCGGTGATGCGCCCCAGCTGACCACCACCGGCGGCGAAGGCGCGCCCAGCAAAGGCGGCCGGCGTGCTCACCTCGTCGTTGCGGTCATCGTTGAATTCCCAGCTCTCCACCTCCGGGCTGGTGAACATATTCTCCACAAAGGGCTTTGGGTTTGGGCCGCTGGCGATCTGGCTCCAGATGTCGGCCTCGATGGTGCCCAGGGTCTGGTTGTGGTCGTCGGGGCCATACACCCAGTAGCGCACGGCGCCGGGCTCCAGGGCATCCACCGGCGTTTCGCCGACAGTAACCTCATGAATGATGTATTCCCCATGCCCAAGGTCGAGCAGTTCATCCACGTACATGTCGGAACTCGACTCGTCATAGAACACATAGGGCGCCGCGCCGTAATCCGGCGGGAAAGTAACGGTGCCGTAGTGGGACGCAATCGGCTCGCCCAGGCGCGCGCGGTTCTGGGTGGCGTTGATGGAGTAGACGGGGGATTCTTCGCCGCCATCGAACCCCTTTGGGGCATCCGGCGCAAAGATCAGCGATACAGCAAGGCCAACCGCTGCAGCCACCAAGGCCTGGACCAGATACGGGTAGACATAGTTCCACGCGGCGATGGCGGCCTGGGCTCCGGGGGCAACGAGCATGATGACTCGCTCGCCGTCCTGGATTTTGTAATCCAGATTGCTGAGGTCGAGGGGCTTCATGTTCACCAGAACGTGCAGCACCCCATCAAACCCAGTGGGGAATTCCGCCTGCAGAAAGTCGATGAGCGCAGTGCCGGCGGGCGCCTGGTAGGTGACGGCACTGTCGCGGCGCAGTGGGTTGAAGTAGATGACAATCTCACTCACGGTGCCCACCTCCCGAATTCCAGCCTGCCGTATTGCTTTTGGAACCGGTGCGCCGGCTCAAACACGGCGCCAACGCCCTCTGCGGCGTGCAGCACCCCGCCAGCGAAATACAAGCCCAGGTGGTGGGCGGCCTTGCTGCGGTAGCAGACCACAAAGCAGCCATCCTCTGGCGCTTCCAGCTCCGTCCAGGTGCCGCTGTGTAGCTCACTCTCAATCGCGAGCGCCCTGCCCCTCAGCTCCAACACGGTTTCGTTCCAGTCGGGCAGCTCAATGTCGAATTGTTCCCGGTAGACCAGGGCGCACAGGCCGTAGCAGTCGAAGGCATCGGGGCCGCGACCGCCGAGCGCATAGGGCAGTCCCACGTACTGGTTGATCCAACGCATATCGCCCAGGGTTCTCATCGGTCTAGCCCTGGGTAAAGCGCGGTGGTGTACAGCATTCCGGGGAACGGAATGGCGCGCAGGTTCGACAGGCCGGCGGTGAAACTGATCACGTTAGGGTTGGCTGTTACGGCCAGCACATCCAGTTTCAGAGGTGGGTCGTTCTGCACTGTGTGCCGGTCAGATGCGAGGTAGATGCGGTAAAACACGGTAATGGGGCTGGTCGGCTTGGTGGACAGGTCTTCCAGCTGCTCCATCAGCAGCTCGCTAGCGTTATCGATCACCACCTTGAGGTTGAGGTTGCCCTCCTCGCCGGCCTGTGGCGGCACCACCGCAAACGGCAGAAACTCGAAGTACACCTCGCTGCCGTCTTCGATGCTGGCCGGCCACCCGGAAAGCTGGTTGGTGATGAATCGGCTGCCGTGCTGAAACTGCGGGTGCCTCAACTCCAGTGTCTCAACGTAGTAGTCATTATTCGGCGCGGTAGCGTAGACGGCTTTCAATTCGTCAGAGATTGGCATCAGTACGCACCTCGCCCGCGACCCAGGGTATAGGTGCGCTCCATGGCATCGCTCATGGGGTTTCCGCCCCGCAGCACGGCCAGAGCCATCTGGTTCATCACTACATCGATGGTCAGGCCGTTATCGGTCTGGCGCGGGGTAATGTCTACTCCGGGGGCGTTGTTGTTGATGGTGATATTAGGCATGCCAGCACTCACCCCCAGCCGGCCACGGCTATCACGGCTGAGGGGCATGACGGCCTCTGGCCCTGCCTCGCCCATTAGGCCCATGCCGTTGGCCATGGGGAAGACGGTGGGGCCATTCACCACGCCACCCCGGGCGAAGGCGGTGACCTGGCCGTTGATAAAGGCGTTGCCCTTGGCGTTCGGCAGCAGGCCGGCCGCCGCATCGCCAATGGCGGTGCCTGCGAAGGTGTTGGCAATGAACTTGTAGGCTGCCAGCTTGGCCAGCTCGGCAATCATCACCTTGACCATGCTCTTGATGCCATCACTGAGCGAGGTGGTGCCCTGCAAGACCCCATCGAGCATGGTCTGGAATGAGCTGTCGAAGACCTCCACGGCCTCCTTGCCCAGCGTCCATCCTTCCAGCGATTCGTCCAGTTTTTTGCCGGCATCGGCGACCTTGGTGTCGTACTCGGCCTGCGAGATCACCCCCAGGCGCAGCGCCTCGTCCAGGTCGTACATCAGGTCGCGGTACTGGGCCACCTGTGGATTGAACTGGCGGAATAGCTCGTTGCTGCGCGCGATCTCGTCCGACATGGCCTTCTGGTGGTCAGTGAGACGGGCGAGGATTTCGGGGTCGCCACCAAAGGGAGTGGCGAGCGAGAGTGTCGGTGATTTGGCTGATCCTGTGCGCGAATTCAGCTCCGCCAGCATCCGATCGGCTTCATCAATCAAGCGCTGTGCGCGGTCGCTGCGTTCGCGGGGGCTAGGCAATCCGGCCAAAAGCTGGGCGTTTTCGGAATCAGCCAAGGCCTTGTTCGCCTCGGTCAAGCGCCAGGTCATGTCGATCTGATCGTTCAGCGCGGCGTTGTTTTCCTCCAGCGTGCTGTTGTACTCAATCAAATGCCCGCGCAGCGCCGCCACAGCCTCTTGATCGGCGCCCCTGGAATCGGAAACACGCTGCAGCAGCGGCAGCACCTCGCGAAACATCTCCAGCGACAAACCCAGCTCTTCCGCCACCGCCCCGGCGGTCTGATCAGCCGCACCTTGCCTCAATAGCTCCTGAGTCCGGGCATCCATGAATGCGGGATTGCCCGTGAACATCATATTGTTGCGCGCATTCAGCCCGGATAGTGTGCCGGCCAGGTTCCCAGCTACATCGCTGCGCGCACGCTGCGCGAGTATCCTGTCGTTCTCCAGCGTCTGTTCCATAAACTCACGCTGGGCCGAGCTAGCTTCGCGGAATTCGTCAATCCAGTTGGAAAAATCCACCGTATTGATCGTGCGCGCCATCTGGCTGATCGAGGTATCGAGAGTGCCCAAGTTATCGGACAGGGCGCCGGCCTCATCGCTGGAGTCCCGAAACAGAGTTATCAGGGCGGGCAGAGCTGCAGCGGTCAGGCCAGCAATCGCCACACCGATACCGCTGAAACCGACCAGCATCTGCGGCAGCTGCTGCCCGAGCGCACGCATGGGGTCCGTGCCGCCCTGCACCTGGACGATGAAGTCCTGCAACTGGTAGCTGGCGTTTTGCGCGGTACGGCCGAAGGCGGCGGTGTTCTTGGTCTCGGTCTGGACGGCTTTCCCGGCCTGTGGGGCGACCTTGGATGCTGTGTTCAGCGACTGGGTGAGCTGCTGCAGTGCCCTGTCGTTCTGAACCTGTACGGCAATCCGCAGCAGGTAATCATCGCGCTCAGTTGCCACGAGCCCTCCGTAGCCGCTGGCGGCGGCGGTAGTTTTTGCCCGGCTTGGTCACCTTGTCGCGCAGGGATTCGCGGGAACCGATGGATAGCACCGGCACATCGTATTTGTGAGGCAAGTTGAAGGCAGCGGCCTTGTGGTAGACGTAGCGCACGGCCAGGTTGGGGTAGGCCCTGCGCACCACCTCTGCAGCGTGATACAGGACACCACCTAGCTGGGCGTGATACAGGGCGTTGGCCTCAACGGTGGAGCCGTAGGCCAGCGGCGAAAGAATTTCGAAGATGGTTTCCTGGGTGGCGTTCTCCAGGGCATCGAGGGAGGTCAGCACCGTCCTGGTGGCGCCCTGCCGGGTGAACAGAATGAACGAGCCCCGGTAGTTGCCGGACTTCACGCCGTACCGGTAGGCCTGCTGAATCACGGTGCGGTAGGCCAGTTCTGCTGCGTCCAGCAATTCGCGGTAGGCGGCATTGGCCGCCGGCAGGAAGGTGAAGCGCTGGCGGTAGTCTTTGGCCCGGGTTCGCATCACCCGGAAGAAGGTTTCCGGGTCGCGGAAGGGGTTGCGGCCAACGGTGCCGGAATAGGACACATACTCATCAGGGAAGCGGCCGGCGTACTGCTGTTCAGTGATCACCTTGCGGGATAGCTCGATTTTCTTATCCTGCACGAACTGCGCCGCGCGGGTCGCGCTGGCCCGCACGTTGATCTGATTGAACGGTTTTACCTTTGTGCTCACTGTTCATCCTCGCCACCAGCGTGGCGTCCGCCTGCAGCAATACCGGTTCCCACCAATCTGGGCAGCCGAAGCGCTCCAGGTACTGCCACACCTTGCTGATCGGTATCGATGCCACCCCGAAACCAGAGGGGCGCTCTGTCGACAGCTCCAGCAGGGCCCCGATAATTCCCCGCTCCCGGCTGACCTCCGGCCGCCTGTCCTTCTCGTCTAGCTGCCCACGCTGCTCAAGTTCACTGTGGAATCGCTCTCGTCCTGACCAGCGGTGCTGCCAGTCGAGGAAGTCGACGACTTTTTTGCCGCCTCACCCACGCGGCCATCGAGGTCAGCGGCCAGCTGGTTGGCCTTCATCAACAGTTCGGTGACGGCGCCCGGATAATCCGTCTTGAATTTCTCCGGGATCGGGTGGCCGTCCATGGTGAGCAGGCAGTGCTCGAAGAAGGCGTCTTCCTGCTTCCACTTCAGGGAAACCATGCCGCCTTTCATCTGCACCTTGCCATTGGCGTCCACATCAAAGTCGGCATCGCCGTACACGGCCTGGGTGTAACCGCGGTTGTACTGGCTGGGCAGGCGCACTTTGAACACCACGTCCGGGGCGGCATCCAGGCTCAACTCCACGCCATCGGTGAAGGCCTTGTCAAGCTTGTAGGCTTGAAGCTTGTCCATGGGTGCCTCTTAGTCGTGAAGTTTGTAGATGCGCAGTGCGCTGGTGATGTCGCCGCTGCCGACCTTGGCCACGCCGGAGGCCTCCAGCATGGTGGACTGGTCGCGGCCAGTGGCCGCCGGGTCAGGGAATGACAGCTGCACGGCTGGCAGGTGGTAGGCGTATCCGCCCTCCATGTTCTGCATAACAAAGGTCAGCGAAACGGGCGCCTGGCTGAGCTTGGCCGGCATGAAGGCCTCGTAGCTGCTTTCGGAGTTGTAGATGCTGGCGCTGATGTTGATGGTGGCAGTGCCGAGGTCGTAACCGGTGGGAGCCTGCTTGCCGATACAGTTGCGGGCCGATAGGCCGTTATCCATCTCGATGGTAAAGCTCTCGATACAGAAGGTGGTGGACTCGCCGCCGCTGGCCACCAGGGGCACGTCGATGGATGCGTTCAGCTGATTGGTTGTGCCGGCGGGCACTACGGTGCCGCCAGCGGTCACCGCCTGCTGATCGAATGAGGGGGATTCCTGCAGGTAGCCGTTGCCCAAGGTGGCGAAAGAACCAGTGACGATTGATCCGTACTGGGCGGTCAGTCTGAAGCCAGAAACCAGCTCACCCAAGTAGGTCTGACCGTGTGCCGCGGGGCCAGCACCGTCCAGAACATCATCGTAGGTCTTCACGTTCAGGAACGAGATTTGCTGCGCGCCTATATCCAGGTAGGGCGGCAGGGATACATCCATAGTCTCGCTGGTAATCTCAGCCTCGCCGCGCATGGTGGCCACGGTGAAAACAGTGTCGGGCGTATCGATGCTGATCACCGAGACAATGACCGGATCGGCGCCAGAGGGCTCAAGCTTCAGGATCGCGCCGGGGTAGAGGTTCGCAAATGCACTACCCAGGGTCAGCTCGGCCTCCTGGTCATTGGCAGGATTGGGGACGAGATCAACGGTAGCGTTCACGGTCACCGCCGCCGTCCACTCGTTCATCATGGCGCCTTCGAAGTAGTCATCGAAGAACTGATCCGGCGCCAGCTCGAAGTCAATGCCCCCGCCTACATCAAGGCCGGTAACCACCTGGCCGGCGGACATGCGATCGACGCGCAGCTCCTGGGATTCTGTGGTGGCTGGCGTGCCCGACAGCGACTCAGAGGTGAATCGCGCTGTGTTCAGCGTTACACCGGACAGCGGCGCGGGCTTTACCCCATATGCGGCCTCTTTCATGTAGGTGAGGCGTACCAGATTGGATGAGCTCACTTTCCTCTCCTTCAGCCGCAATCGCGGCGGACAATAAACATATTCGCGGCGTAGCCCTTCCACCGGGCGCCGTACACGCCAACCGCTCCACCGAAGTCGGTGAACGGCTCGCAGGATTCAATCGTGATCTTGTTGGTCAGGCGCTGACCGCGCAGGGCTTCGCGGATGGCGTCACCCTTGGCGATGGCGGCGGCGCTGGGCTGACCGGACTTGGTGACCAGGTGCAGCACCACAGTGTTGTTCTGGCGCCAGCCCTGGTTGCCCTGCCCTGCGATGTTGGCCATCTGCTCATCACTGGCCACGTACTGGATCAGCACGACCTGGGAGGCGCTGTTCGGGAGCGCATCCTGCAGGGTCACGTAGTCGGACAGGTCGAACACATCCCACGGCGCGGCGGCGGCCTCCACGGCAGCCCTGACGGCAGTTCTCACATCACCGCTGGCCATATCAGCCCCTCACCGTCGCCTCGTAGGCGATGATCTCGGGCCCTACGGTGCGGCTGTAGGAATCCCAGTGGATGAAGCCGTACTCCCGGCCGTCGATGGTCACTGCATCGGCGTAGCTCAGCTGGGCGGTAGCCAGGGCGTCTGGCAGTTGGTCGGCGCGGATGATCAGCCGGAGGTCGCCCAGCTGAATCGGGCCGCCCTCCACCAGGTCGCGCTCCTGGTAGCGGGAGACATGGGCCGGCACGTTGTAGGAGCCGCCAGCGGCCAGGGTGATGGTCACGGTCTGCGACAAGGGGCCAAGGAATCGGCGGTACAGGCGGCGGTAGCGGGCTGGGTTGAACATCAGCACACCCACCGTTTGTAGGCGCTCAGGACGGCCATGGCTGAGCCGGGGAACATGCCCATGCCGACAGCTGCGCCATCGCTGGCGCCGGCGTACTCGATGGAGCCAACGCCCACAATGGATTCACGCGAAGCCGGTCCACCCTGGTCGCCCCCGAGCTCATAGCCCATGGCGCCCTGGACGATGGCAAAGCCAAGATCAGCGGGCAGCGGCTCGCGGCCGGCGTTGTAGGTGAGAATCACCTGCTTGTAGCAACAGTCGCGGCGAACTCCACAACGATCTTTCACGGCGGTGTCGAGGCCGTCTTTCAGGATCACCTCAAACTCGGAGGTCATATCCTGCCCATCCACCATCACGGTGAGCCCGTCGATGTAGGGGTAGTAACGCAGCGTGATGGCTGATCTGTAGCGGTTGAATGTCTCATTCACCGGCTGCAGAACGATGACGTTATCGATGTACCGCTCGGCGGCCTCACCGGCCAGCTGCAAGTACAGGGCCAGCTCGTCATCCCGCGAGTCGTCGGTCACATCGAGCTGGGACTTCAGCATTTCCAGCAGCGTTGTACTGGTGGGGCCCGGGCCGTATTCGACAGTGGCAGAGGAAAAATCAGCCATCGTCGTCACCCGTCAGGCCATCGCGCAGGTCTTCGAAGAACTGGCGCAGCTCGCGCAATTCCTTCAGCTCCGCCTTGATGGCCTCGATGTCATCAGTGGGTGCGTCAGCGCCATCCTTGCCGGCCAGGCCCTGCTTGCCGCGGGGAGCCACCAGAATCTGCTTCCAGCCGTTGCCGGGCGGCGCATGGTCGGTTTTCTGCTCGGCCTGCCACATGGCAGTACCCTTTGTGATCACCTCACCAGGGAAGTAGGTTTCACCCTCCCGGTAGACACCCTTGTGCAGCGGGTACGGCAGGCGGAAGGTGTCCTCCAACTTCTCGCCGTTGGACAAGCGCAGGGTGAGGCCGAACACCTGTCCCTCTACCTGCTTGACGTTGACAGAAGCTATGCCGGCGATCACGCAATCCCAGGCGTGCGGATCCTCGGAGGGGTCGCCGATGGCGTGTTTGCTGGATACCCACAGGCCGCCGGCGTAGGTGCCCTGAGTGTTCTTGGCGTATTCGCGGCCGGATTTGATGGGCACCGGCTGCATAATCGGGCAATCACGGCCTGGCTCGCCGGGGTCGCCCTTCTCTCCTGCAATGCCAGGCTCGCCTTGCGGGCCCTGCTCGCCTGGGACGCCAGGTTCGCCATTCTGCCCAGGGATGCCCTGATCTCCGGTGTCGCCTTTCTCGCCGGCAGGGCCCTGCTCCCCTCGCTCGCCAGGATCACCAGCCGGGCCCTGCTCCCCCTTCTCGGGCGCGCGTGACTTCAGCTCGTGGATGTCATTGATGATGGGGGTAAGCGATAGAGAAAACTTCTCCTCGATCTGCTGGCGCACCTCGCCAACGAGCTTGGCAATAGCCGGGTAAAGTTTCTGGCGGTCAGGCAAGGCACTTCTCCTTCTCAAAGGCGTCGCGCAACGCCGCCTCCACGTCCTCATCCTCCGGGACTGGCGCAGGCTCTGGCGGTTTGGCGGCCTGCATTTCGTGCCAGTTCAGCGGCACCATCTGCTGCTGGATCATGGGCAGATCGCCGCCGTCCACCGGGGGCAGGCCTTCTTTGGCCCGGGCCTCGTTCAGCGCGTAGATGCCCTTGCTGGAACCCTCGCCCAGGGCCTCCATGCGGGTCTTCCAGTCGGAGCGCAGCAACACGGTGGTGTCGAACTCCATCTTCCGGCCGAAGGGCAGGCTGAACAGGCGCGCGAACTCCTGTTCCAGGCTTTCCAGCAGGAAGCCCAGGCCAGAAGCCAGGAACCAGGTCATCAGTGATTCAGCATTGTTGAAGGTGGAGCCGGTCATGTCGTTGATGATCGGGAGCGGCACGCGGAAGGCCCGGGAAATATCCTGCACCGTCATGCCAAAGGCGTCGGCCAGCTGCGCGTCCTGGCTGGAAAGGCCCATCTGTTGGAACTTCAGGCCGCCGCCGAGGACAGGGATGCCACCGGAGTCGATCTCTGCTGATTGCTCGCGGAATTTCTGGCGCAGCATGTCGATCTGGTCTCCGGTCAGGGTTTCTTCCGTGGACAGAATCCCGGATGGCCGCGACATACGCGAGAAGAAGGTCGCCTGGTGGCCCAGCATCGCGCTGTTGGCCTGAGTGGACGCCGATACAGCCCGAAGAGGCGTTACCCCCTTGAGCGGATCGCGGTCGGTATACAGGCGCAGGTGGAACACGTTGCGGGACGGAAAGACGCGGTCCAGCTCATCATCAAAATCAAAGGGCTGATTCTGCTTCGGGCTGGCGTAGTAGTAGACCTCGCCGCTGGTCGGGTCCATCACCGCCTGGGTGGCGCGCGGGTCCATCAGGTGCAACTGGGAAACAGCGCCGCGATCATCACGAGTAGCGACAGCGTAGGCGTTGCCCTCGAAATACACGCTGCGGATCACGTTGTTGATGAACAGCGAGCGGGTTTCGTAATCGTTGGGGCGACTCAGGACGCGCTCAGGGTTGGAACCGCGCAGCCGGGTATTGGCGCCGTTGCCCTCCTGCTGAATGCAGAAGGCCGGGCACATAGCGGCCGTCTGCGAGAGGGCCGATACACAGGCCTCCACGGTGCCGTTGATGCCGCTGAAGTTCAGGGGCTGGCAATTCTGCTGCCACCAACCGGGGTCCCAGCTGGTATTCAGCCAGCCCTCCATGGTTGGCGCATAGCCCTTTTGTGAAACATGAGGCTGGACAGTGCCACCAAACGGCTTCCAATTGCGGATGCGATTCATCAGCGACAAGCCAGAACCTCCTAAAAAAATGGGGGTCGGTGACCCCCCAAGCCCTTGGTCTGTGCCCTCTTACGAGGTGTAGTCGATCGTATGGATGCGGTTCACACACCCAGCGCGCATTTTGTGCCAGCTGAGGTACTGCACATGCTTGAGCGCGACAGTTTCAGTCTGGAACAGGGAGCGAATCTTCGGAGTATTCACAGTGTCGCGTGCCGCCACGTCGACGGAGCTCACTTCCGGAGCGACGCCGTCATCATCTGCCTCAACGATCGTCGCGCTATCGCTGGCAGTGAACACCGGGACGCCAGGCGCCCAGGCCACTTCTCTCATGTCGATGGCCCAGATTTCATCAACAGGAACGTTGTGACTTTGCCGCACTTCGTGCATGCCGAGTCGACCACTGTTGATTTCGCTGCGGAAAATGAAGCCGTCCTGACCTCGCACGTTGGCAATGATTGAAGCATTCACTGGGTTCAAAAGGATGCGCATGCGGCGGCCCATCTTTGCGGTCAGGATGGGTGTCGCTAGCGCATTCAAATCTTCAATAATCCGATCAGCCAGCGCGGTGGTAGAAGAGCCAGCAGTACCGGCCACCCCGTTGAACATGCCAGCTGGGCGCTCGCCGGCGACGGCTGCAGCCGTGCCGAAGAAATCGTTGTCCAGCTGCGTCGATGTGTCATCGATGATGAACTGTCGGACCAGAGCTTCAATGGCAGGTGTACTGCGCATTTGAAGCTCCTTGGAGAAGGTACTGATCACACCCCACTTGTAGGGTGCAATCGTGATGGGCGACAGGCTTCCTTTCTTCACCGGGATCGCCCCGCCCTCACCAACGAAACCGCTTGACAGGTCAGTGTCGCTACCGGCGCGAGAGGGAACGGTGATTGAACCCAGGCGGTCGAACTGCAGCTGAGTTCCTGCCTCGGCCAGCAAGCCGCCGGCAATTGACTCGCCGCGCAGGATGTCTTGGAATCCCTGCAGCGCACTGTCCACCAGTTCCTCAGCCCAGCCGCTTACATCAGTCTGCGCGGGATTCACCGTAGACTTCACGACTTCAAGCAGTTCGTGGTCATGAGCATAACGCTCGCTTGCCACCTGGAGAGGAGACTGCTTCAAATAGTGGCCAATAAGGGTAGCGGTGGCCTGCTTGAACAGAATTTCACCGGGCTTGCGATCGCGGCCGAGGCCTTGTTTTTTGATGATGCCGGGGGCCTGCTTCACAGCGACAGTACCGAGCGCCTTCTCGGCCTTCTCCAGGTCCTCAATGCGCTTGGTGGTGGCTTCGATTTCCTCGGAAAACGCTTCCAGCTTGGTCGACTCTTCGCCGGTCAGGTCGCGCTCTTCGGCCTCAGCAATGCCCATCATCTCTGCGACATCGCTTTTCAGCTGGTCCAGCTTCTGCTGGGCTGCCTCGATCTTTTCCTTGAACTTCATGGCTCGTAGCTCCTATGAAATCCCCAGCGCCTTTGCTCGTTCACGCCAGGTATCCAGATTCGGGGTTTGGGTTTCAAAGGTCGCTCGACCCGGGTCAATCTCCGGACCGCCTTCTGTGGTGCCCGGTCGGGCGAACAGAATGTCGGCGGTGCTCGGGGAAAGTGCTTTAGCGATGGCCAGGGCGCCGGCATTGGCCGGCACCGCCACCATGGATGCCTCCATCAGATCGGCTTGGGTGATATCCCAGCCGCCCCAGGGCTCGTTCTTGTCCCGCGGGGTGTATTCCAGGATGCGGAAGCCGACCGATACGGCCTTGAGGATGCGTTGTTCGACCAGCTTGCGGGTGGTGTTCACCAGCTCAGAGGTGCCCTCTTCCGCCAGCTTCAGGCGGCCCACCAGCTTCTTGCCCTCAACGCGCACGTTGGTCCACACACCAATTATCTGGCTGTGGCTGTGGCCGAACAGGGCGATAGGGTTTTTCTTGAAGTCCGCCAGCTTCCAGCCATCGGCGCGCACGATGTCGCCGTGGCGGTCTACGCGCTCGTCGGAGAGGATGAACTCAAAGGGGTCGTCTTCAGACTGGGTGCCAGCCTTGAGGATTGTCGCGTCAGCGTTGCGTTGGCCCACCACGCTGGCCCGCGCCGGTATTACCCGCAGATGCGGAACCGTGGCCTTGGCGAGTGGATTTGTCTGAACGGTGTCTGGTCATGGGTGAAATGCTAAAGCGTTCCATCTGGACTGCTCAACAATTCATTTTTCCCGCTTTTTCCCGCATTGCCCGGATTTTCCCACTATTGCACAGCGGAGGTATCAGCCGATCCAGCTTGAAACGTCGATGACTTCGGCCTGATTGCGTCCATCGCCGAACGGCCAGGCGGCCATGACCAAGGCGACAATGGGGTCAATGCGCTGCGTGGAAAGGTTCTTCGCCAGCGCCGACACGCCCTCCCTGCCCTCTTTCGCCACCGCCACGCTGGCGGCCATTGCCAGCACCGGGTGACCGCCGTGACGCAGCCGGTTTTCGGCCAACAGTATCTGCAGGCTGGCCAGGCGCATGCCCATGTCCTTGAAGTTCTGGGGAACGCCAATCCACTCGGCATCCTGGAAGGCGCCAACCCGCTCGCAGGCCGCCTGGAAGTGCGTGATGTATGCCTTGTCGTAGTGGATTTCGCTCACCTGGATACCCATGGCGCCCAGCTCCAGGTGCAGGGCCTCGGCGATCTGGTCAAAATCCATAGTCTTACCGCCGACCGGCAGCATGTAGCCATCGCGCACCCAGGCATCATACGGCGCCCGGTCACGGCGGGCCCGCTCCTCGATGCCGGAGGTGGGGCAGAACACGAACGGCAGGGTGTGCACCACGCTGCCCTCTTCGTCTTCGGCACAAAGCACGCCGGCCGTGAGGTCGTTCCGTGCCGACAGGTCGAGGCCCATGGAGACCTTGCCTTTGCGGAACAGCTCCAGATCAACCTCGCCGGCGCACTCCTTCCAGATGCTGGGCGTGATGGCCAGGCCCTCCATCGCCACACGCTGGTTCAAGTACTGATTCCTTGCCTCGGACTCTTTCGCTGGTATCTGCTTGGCCTGCCGCATGAGGTGGCGCAAATCCTTCAGAGAGCGAAACTTCCCAAGCCCAGGATTGGCTTTGTACCACTGAGACTCATCATCAAGGTCGGCTCCCTTGTCGGCACAATAGACGTGCGAAATTGTGTGCCGGTCCTGCTGGCGCTCGGCGGTATCCAGGGCAACCGAGAAAAAGTCCAGATCGCTGCGCCCCTGGGTGCTGATCTTGAAATAGATCGCATCATCGTGCGAACCCTGCCGGGAATCGAGCATGTCGGTGAACGGCGAGGTCGGCCCGCGAATCTGGCCGGCCTCATCGAGCACAATGACCCGCAAGCTCTGCCCGTAGCCGGTCTTAGCATCGCTCGACAGCGCCGTGTACCGGGTATTCTTGCTAAGCCCGAACAGTTGCTTTTTCGACGCCAGCGGCCGGAACAGACCCTCGCAGTCCGGTGACATCAGGAGCGTGTTGTACATCAAGTCAAAGCAGATACTTGCTTGGGTGCGGCTCATGGCTCCGGATGCAATGCTGGTATTTTGCTTCGCCAGCGGGCCAATCAGGAACGCCAGCAAGATCACCGCCAACAGTGCCGTTTTGCCGTTGCGGGCGCCAATGCTCAAATTGGCGAATCGGGTGCCATAGGGGTTGTCGAAGACGGAGAGAATGAATACCTGCTGGTACAGATCGAGAATTAGCGGCTCACCAATCAGAGGGCCATCTGCAACAATCAGGTGATTCCCGGCAAAAGCAATAACCCGCTCACCTACGGTCTGTGGGTCTGCGCAGATATCCTCAATGGGGCGGACACGAGGGACAGGCCCGCACTTGATCGCATCCAGGATGGTCTGGGGAATTTCAACGTATTGGGTCACGCCAGAAGTTTGAGATTACCGCCGCGGGTTTTTTTGCTCGAAGGCTTTTCACCCGCATCCTCACCGCCGGGCACAGCCAGCTTGCCATTGCGCGAGGTGCCGACTGCGCGTTCTGGGCTGGTGTTCAGGCCGATCACCCGCAACTGGCTGTGAATCAGCTTCTCCGTGGACCGGACGGCAACGTGAATCGGGTGCTCGGCAATTGAGCCGCCGGCCTTTTCGTACGTGTATGGCGCCTTGTTCGCCTCAACCAGCAATTTCTCCAGCTTGGTCTCGGTCTTGACGATTCGGTGAAGCGTTCTTAGCTCCGGCTCGCTCCACGACGTTCTGCAGCCGGTGTACTGGTTCCAGGCTGTTTTTTCGCGCTTCGTGAGGGCCTTCAGCCCATAGGGAACCTGATAACCGCGCTCCCGGGACTGCGTTGCCGCGACTTCAGATTCGAGAGAATCACTGCGGTCACTTCGCTTTTCCACTACTCACTCCAGTGGGGCGGGGCCCCGATAATCTGATTTTTTACACATAGCGCGCGAGGAAATAACCCCTGTGCGGTAGAGACCCCCTGCCACGCAGCAAGAGGCCTCCCCCCCCCTCCCCTACTCGGCCCCGGCCGGCTCTTCGGTAACAGGCTCGGATGCAGTGGCAGACTCTGCACTGTTCGCGTCCTGCTCCGCCTCATTGGGCGAAATGTGCTTGCCCAAATCCTCCGGCTTCACCCACTTGCGATCCAGCAGCGCCTTGCGTTGCTCCTGGTCGTACAACAGGAGTGCAGAGCCGTGCTCGACAATGGGCAGTGGCATCGTACCGCACGGAGTAACCGCTTCCAGCGAGCCATCGTCAGCCTGACGCCAGGCAAGGATGGGGAAATACTGAACGCCGGCCGTATCGCCGACATCAGGCACGCTGACAACACGCAGCGCAGGGTTATGGTTGGGCAGCAGTTGTGCCGGCATCGCAAGCTCAAGCGCTTCGGCGACAATGGCTGGCTGCGCATCCTGTGCCGCATCAGCGGCTTTGGCTCGTGGGGCCATGGTTACTTCTCCTCTCTGAATGGATCCCGATACCTCGCAGGGGCAACGGGTTGGGTCTCGATGGGGTAGCCGTCCAGGCCAATGCGCGGCCGGGCCAGCTGATCGAGTCGGGTTCTGCGGTTGTGACAGGACTCGCACAACGTCCGCAGGTTGTTGATGTCCAGGGCCAGCTCTGGGTGCTGGCGCCGGGTCTTGATGTGGTCGACATGGGGCGATGGCTGGCCGCGCTTCTTGCCGCCACAGGCACAGCCGCACTCTGTGCAGCGCCAGCCATCGAGCTTGATCCGCTGCAGCCTGACCTTCTTCCAGGCGCCCGAGGCATAGAACGGATCGACACGCTTGTTACTCCGGCTGGGCATTGGCTCGCTCCCAGAGCTGATCGATGTACGCCAACACGTCCGACCTGCGCCACATCGTGGTGCCACAGGGGTCTTTCAGGGGCCGAGGGAACGACTCGTCCACAGATGCCATCCGGTAGGTTTTCTTCCGGCTGCAGCCCAACATGACCGCAAGGCCAGTCCGGTTCACCAGGTGCTGTTCCGCCGCGTCTGTCATCACCCCTCCAGCAATCCGATCTGGTTGCTCCGTGACTCCCGAAGCCGGCGGTACAGCGCTTCACGGCGGCGGAAGATGCTGGCCATGCGCCGGAGCTCGGCCTCGCTGTAATCCTTCGCGCCATGCGGGCCCTTGAGCCAGTCGACACGATCCTGCCCGATGCGCGCCACCAGACCAGCCTCGAACTTGGCCGGCGTGGTGCTGCGGAACTTCTTGCGGTGGTGGGCGCCGCGGTTGGATTTGCGGCACTGCTTGTGGATGTTCCAGGTGTTGTACCGGAGCTCTGGCGCTTCGTCGGCGCCCTGGAAGTGGCCGGCGTCGAACTCCCGATTCGGGCAGCTGGCGCCGTGGACGATGCAGGGCTTGTCGTGGTCCCGAGCCAACACGAAGGCGTTCACCGCCTGGCTGGCTTGGTGCCCGGGGCCGGTGCTGCGCGATGCGGTGTTCTTCGCGGCTTGCTTTGCCCGGTAGGCCTGGGCCTCGTCCGACCAGCGCTTGTGCCGGGCGTACTGCAGGGCGCAGGCCACACTCCCGCAGACCACCTGATCGCCGTTGCTGGGGTCGAAGGTTTCCCCGCACGCCTTGCAGTTGCGAGCCTTGAGCTTGCGGCCGGAACCTGGCGCTGCAATCTGCTCGACCACACCCGGGAGAATCTGGCTGACGTGGCGGGGGGCGGTCATTGAGCGATTTCCAGTTTCCCGCCCCGCCCGGTGCGCGAATCAACACCAGGCAGGTGGCAGTCGCTATTCAGGCCCTTGAGGATTACCAGGGCGTCGACAATCCTCCAGGAAGCCCCGCCGTCCATTTCGGGATCGTTCTCGATCAGGCCGGCAGCGAAGCGCAGGAGCTGCGCGGCTTCGGAGCGCTTCCCGTCCGCGCTATCGGCCACTCGGCATGCGCGCACAAAATCTTCAACTTCGTCGGCTTGGTTGCTCATGCTGGCGTCTCCAGTTGGCGGACTTCGATGTGTTGAGCCCGGCGATAGTTGTTCCCGGTGAACTGGCGCGACTCGTGCTGCCACAGGTTGATCCGGCCCTCGAACTTCCCGTGGCGCTGCTTGGCGACGACCAGGAGCTGGTCGGGCTTCTCGTCATCGACGGAGTCTCCGGTGCGCTCGGCCATTTCCAGTTCCTCGGCCTTGGCCTTGTCGTGCCAGCAGATAAAAACGCTCATGGCCAGGTTCGTGATGTGACTGGAGCCGAGGAAGTCGAACTTGTTGGGGATGTAGGATTCGTCCTTCTGCGGCGGCTTGCGCATGTGGTGGACCAGGGCGATGTGGCACTTGAGCATCTTGGCGATGCCGGACAGGGTCGATACGAATTTCCGCTCCCGCTCGCTGTCGTCGCACACCGAGCACATCATCATCGAATCCAGGACGATGAATTTGCAGCCCAGGTTGGCCGCCATGTGGTACACGCAGGCCAGGGCAATTTCCGGCTTCACGGCATCCAGGCGGTCGTAGATCGAGATTCGGTTGTCGGACCAGGTCAGGAATTCGTTCACCCACTGCTGAGCAGGGGTGCTGACACCGGCCGCGAGCGAGCCCAGCAGGACAGCGGTGTCCTCCAGTTCCATCTCCAGCGACGCGATACCCACCGGTGCGAACTGGGCGATGTTCAGCGCCACTTGGGATACCAGCGTGGTCTTGTTGTGCGCGTTGAACCCGCCCCACACGGACAGCTCGCCGGGGCGCAGCCGGACCTTGTCGTGGGTTTTGCCCCAGGGCAGGCAGAACCCGGTCATGGCCCGAGGGTTGGCTGCGCGCTCCAGGATGCGGTCCCGGTGGGCCGGCAGCCAGTCGATGTCCTGGGCCTCGGCCTCGGCCAGAATCTCGGCCACCCGGATGTTGGAAAAATCGATTTCGTGAATTTGGTTCATATCGCGAGCCTCTTGCGTTGGTCGTCGGTGCCGGCGGTGCGCCCACCCCGGGGAATAATTTCATCCGTCCAGCCCCTGCCGTTCAGGTAGGTCGCCGGGTACGGGATGTACTGCTTGTCAGGCCCCTGGTCATCCCAGGCGCCGTCACCCAGCCGTTTGCCGATGTCGGTGATCAGGGTGTCGGTCAGTGCGCGATCAGGGGCGAGCTTGCTCCACGCCTTGAGCGCTGACTCCTTGCCCTGCTTTCGGGGATACCTGGCCCAGAATTCAACGAATCGATCTTCCAGCGTCTCGGCCGGAGGCGACTCAGGCGCATCAAGCGCCAGCGGGGGGGTATGGGGGGCTTGGTTACTGGTTACTGGTTCTTGGTTACTGGTTAGGCTTTTTTCAGAAAGCCGATTGTAAGCGGTGGCTTTTGTTTGGCTTTCATTGGAAAGCCGCTGGCTTTTTTCAGAAACCCGTAAGTTTTTCTTTGGTCGGCCACCTTTGCGCCCTCTCTCAGATTGGATGCGCGCCTTCTCGCGGTAATTTTCCAGCTCCTCGGCGATACGTTTCTGGACGTAGGTGCCGTCCTCCTGCAGCTCGAAAAATCGCCGCAGAATGAAGTCCACGGCCTCGACTTCTTCGGTGGTAGAGGCCCACACCCAGTCCACGGCCTCATCCCTGGTCGGGAACCGCTCCCGGTCGTAAATGCAGTCCATCAACGACCGGTACGCGCCGTGCTCAAGCATTGATAGCCTGCCGGTTTTCTTCGCGTAGTCGCCAATGTTGTGCTGATAGTGGTGCATCAGAGAAACCTCAGTATTTCCGCGGCATTGAACGGAATCCAACATCCGTTCAACATGTGTTCCCAACGCGCGTTAAATGCCGTGTCGAGGTGCCGATAAGAGCGCATCATCCCTCCCCCTCGTCCACCACCAGGCTGCGCCGCGCCAGCGCCGCCCTGAATCGTTCGCGGTGAGCCTCTGGCAGGCGGCCGGCAGTGCCCCGAATAGACCGGCAAAGCTCGATCACGGCCACGTCATTCATGCGGGATATGGCGTCGGCTTCGGCCTCCAGAAGGTCGTCAGGGACCGGCTCGCCGGCCTCCCGCAGATCGGCGCAGGCCCCCAGGGCAAACGCATCGAATACGGCCTGCTTGCGCTGCATCTTGCGGTGCAGCCAGTCGTCGGATTCCCGGCGCACGCGGGCTATCTCGCCCTGAATGCCTTCCGCGGACAGCGGTATTCCGCCGTTCTCGAAGGTGGGGGCCGGCATCAGCTGCACACCCCAGTAACCCCCATCCCCGCCGCCGGCCCCAGGCGCTCCATGCGCTTGGCAATGTCGGCCATGGCCTTGGTGGCGGCGATGTAATCACGCTGCAGGCGGGCGCGTTCGTCTTCAGGCTCGATCGCCCTGGCTTCATAGCCGCACTGATCGGCCAGGTAGGTCATGCCGGAATGCACCCCTTTCTCGCGCCCGGCCCTCAGCACCTGCATTACCTCTTCGGGCTTCAGGTTCTCCGGGCGCTCGGGGTTCAGGCAGTTGGCCAGCTTGCGGCCGGCACTGTCTGGGCTCAATGCCGGCCACAGCATGTAGCCGACCACCTTCAGGCCGCCCAGGGACGAGCAAACGTGCCCCAGGGCGCCGTAGATGTCTTCGTGGAAAAGTGGCTCTTGCTCCATGGTTACGACCTGTTCCAACTCGGTTGTAAGGCGTTGTAACGTCGGATTCGACTACAAAAAAACCCTCATGAATCAGAGGGTTTCGGTTATGCGGCGGCGACTTCGCCAAACACGTCAGGTCTTAGATCGTGCCTCGTCACCTCCGAATTGCAGGCGGCCTCAATTGCAATACACCTGGCGGCAGGCACGGGCCTGTCTCCATGCACCCACTGGTGCACAAAGCTGGGAGACACCCCCACCTTCTCTGCCAGCTGTTTCTGTCCTCCGCACGCATCAACGGCCAGTTGGATTGGGCTTTTGATCATGGTGAATATCCTCCTGCGCAAAAATATAGCACTGCCATATTTATTAAGTAAAGCACTGCTTGTGGCAAATAATAAAGCAGCGCTATAGATTTCTGACATGACAGCTACATCAAAAAAGCGCAGAGAGCTCACTGAGTCCGAAAAACGCCGTGCCGCCAAGGCGAAGGCTGTTTGGTTGGAAAAGAAAAAACGAGATGGCCTCACTCAGGATGACGCCAACAATGCGCTCGGCTGGTCCCCCAGTACTTTCGGCCAGTACATAAATGGCCGGATACCAATGAACCTCACGGCACTTCTGATGATTGCCGACTACCTCGGAGTATCACCCCAAGAATTGGGAGGTAGAGAGGAGGCTGAAGAGGTAGAAGCCGCGGCCTATCTCAACTGGCGAGACTTCAAACTCCACGATCGAATGCCGCCCACCAAAGAACAAGATGTTCTTTACGGCCAGATCGTTGATGTATTTATGCGTGAGGTAGAAAACCTCAGCAATGACAATTTAGTGCAACTGATAGAGGCGATTGGAAGGTCTGTCAGCCCGAAGGGGGCCCTGAAGCTCTCTCAGATTCTTCTGGATTGCGCGACGGAAGGTCTTCCAGCAGACGAAGAATAGCCAGCTTATCTCCAATCGGAACTGATCTGAATATGATCTCCAGCAGGCAAAGCATTTCTTGTCGTGAGCCATACGGCCCAACATATTTTTCATCAATCATATCAGTTCCCATAACGAGGATTAGGTTATGGCAACGGAGGCAGTTCCGGCGGGAAGATTGGACTATCGTGACGGGTGGCGCCTTCCGCCTGGCACCATGGCTCACCCTGCAACCTGCTTAGCTATCCGTGCTCTTGCATGAATAAACATAGCGGGGACTAGACTAATACCAAAAGACTGGATGGATCAACATGTCGACTATCCGAACAGGAGTGAACAATGGCGACTGAGCAGGATGTGAACAGGCTCACATCCGAGGAAATAACCAATTTTCTCGACCAGTTCGAGTTACGTTGCCCGGTCTGCAACAGTGACGAATTCACACTTCCCACGCTTGGGGGCCCCACAGGCAGAAGGCCGATATTGGTGGTCAACGAAGTGTCCAGCGGATTCAACGTTGAGGGCCAGGTAATGATTCTGGAAGGCAGCCAACTACCTCCTGCCGTGCAGATTGTCTGCAGGGAATGCGCGTATACGATGCGCTTTGACGCCGTAGCGCTTGTGGATAAAATTTATCCAGCCAAGGAGGGCCAATAATGTCTGCTAAGATACACTCTATCGATGCCACGAAATTTGGCGGACAGCCACCAGGAGGCGAACCATTGGAAGCGCGAGTAGCCAGGCTGGAAGCCCATGTAGGGCATATCCAACAGGACGTGTCTGAAATCAAATCTGATATCCGGGAAATAAAAAGAGATGCGCGCACTGATTTTAGAATATTGTTTGGCGCGACAATCACCGCCACTGTCGCCCTCGTTGGCGTAATGGCCAAAGGCTTCGGCTGGATATAAGTCAAATCAGCACCCACCCAGCCCCGCACCAGCGGGGTTTTTTGTGGCTACTTCACATAGCAGGCATCATCGAAACACCGAACCTGCAGGCTCTCTCCATCCCCGCAGTCCAGTGTCCACCTTTCGCTTTCTGCCGTTGACTCGGTCATTGTCGCGCCTTGGGTGCACTCCATTGATCCCGCAACCTCCTGCACCTGTGCGCCGTATTTCCCGCTACTCTGCACAGGGGCGCCGGTATTGTGTAGACACTGATATTCGGTAGTGACTCTCCAGGCATTACATCCGCCAAATCCCCCCGGCTGAATGCAGGTACTCAAACCGGCATCGAAAGGCTCCGCTCCAGTGTATCCCCAGCGCTGGCAGCGCTTAATCGCATTAGCAAGAGCGCCGGCCTTGTCCACCGTTGGAACAGTCATCGCCCCGTACTGGTAGGACATTTCAACAATCCCATCGGCCCGACTGCCACCAGTCGCGGCCGGGGTAATGTGGGTGCTGCAACCGGCAATCATCCACACCATAAAAACTGCACAAAAATAACGCATCCCCGATCCCTCGATATTTGAATTATCCGGCCCAAATCCTACCCCACCCAGCCACCCTGCGCATGTGAATCGCATCACAGACCCGTGCGCCCGGAATAAAAATATAGCAATGCTATTTACACCAAAATATAGCGCTGCTATATTTATTCCCAACGCTGACCAAAACAGCCGAGGAACCAACATGGAGTTGGGCACTTTCAAGGACATCAGCTGGATCAACGTCATGGCCGGAGTGGCCATCGGGATGTTCCTAATCGACGCACTGGGGAAACTGCTATGAAACCCTCCGACCTATACCACGCTCTGGCGTACACCAGGGAGCGCGGGGACTTCAAAGACCTGACGCAAATTGAGCACACTGGCGACCGCAACCGCCTGGCGATCCTGCTGACGCGGGACGCTGATGTGATCACCGACCTGCTGCAGGATGCGATTGCCGACCTGAACGAGAGCGAACTCAACAACGTGACCAGCGCCGCAGAAGCCCTGTACAGCGGAAACGTCGGGCGGATAGCTCGCGTCGGTGTGTGGGGCGCGATGCTCGGCACCGACCTACTGCAGAAGCTGCCAGGCATCATCGACACCTACATCGACAGCGCCGCCGAGGAATGGCTGGATCTGGCCTACCAGTACAAGGTGTCGATCACTGACCCCGCAGCGGATCACGCTGATTCGGTGGTGCAGGAGCGGTTGGAGGTGGCCCATGGGTGATATCGCCGACATGATCCTGGAAGGCCTGCTCGACGAAGAAACCGGCGAGTACATCGGCGACCAGAACAAGGAAATTTACGGAACCGAGTCGCCGGGATTCCCGATCAGCTACGAGCGCGACCGCCGTAACCCGGAAAAAACCAACTGCCCCATCTGTGGAAGACGGGTGAAGGTCGCCGGGCTTCGGGACCACACCAGGGACGTGCATGGGGGCTCCGCATGACTGACTACGGCCCCCTCATCCGCGCTCGCGCCGCCCGCCGGCGCCAGCTTCGCGCCGACTGCAACGGCATCTGGATATTCGCAACCGGGTTCGGCTGGGGCATGGTTTTCGCCCTGTTCGTGCTCGGCCTGACATCGTAGGAGAGCACTATGCAAGCCGCTGAACAGATCGAGAAGCCGAAGCGCCCCTTCATCGAGCCAGGCTGGTACCGCGACCTGAGCAATGAGGAATACCACGGCAGTTTCGGCACCTCCTCCAGTCAGCTCAAGAAGCTGATCGAGCAGACGCCGGCGCACCTGGCGCACAGCTGGAGCCAGCCGAACGAAACCACGGCCAACATGGCGCTCGGTACCGCGGTACACACTCTGGTGCTGGAGCCGGAGAAGTTCGCCGAGGAAATCGCCGTCGAGCCGACCCTTGACCGCCGCACGAAGGCAGGAAAAGAGGCTGCGGCAGAGTTCGCTGCCAGAAGCGCCGGGAAGACCATTATTACCGAAGAGCAGTACGAGGCCGCGCAGCACATGGCCGCGTCCGTGCGCAGCCACAGCAGTGCGGGACCTCTGCTGGAGGACATCATTGCGGAGTCGTCCATCTACTGGTGGAACCAGCCTGCATACCCGGAACAGAGCAACGTGTCCGCCGAAATGACGAAGGTCCGCCCCGACATCATCGGCCTGGGCCACCCCATCGTTGGCGACCTGAAAACGACAGCCGACGCCAGCCACGATGCGTTTATCCGCTCAATCCATCGCTACGGCTACCACATAAGCGCCGGCATGTACCTGGACGGCATCAACCAGTGCCGCGAACTGTTGGAGTTCACCAAGCGCTTCGCCTACAAGGACTTCGTCTTCATCTGCGTAGAGAACAAGGCGCCCTGGCTGACAGCGGTTTACCACATGTCACCCCGGTACATCGAACTGGGCACCCTGATCTACCGCGAATGCCTGCGCAGAATGCGCGCCGCGCGTGCTGCCGGCTTCCCCGGCTACCCCGAAGAAATCCGAGTCATCGAGCCGCCCACTTGGGCGAGCAGAGGCTACACCATCTGAGCAACCACCACCCATTGAGGGACTGAAAGCATGAACACCCAAGTCGCAGTACAAAACCCCTTCGGGGGGCAGGCACCCAGCGTCGGCAGTCACGACACCCTGGCCAGTGCCGAAGAGCAGCGCGCCATTCAGGAAGTGCAGGCCGCCATGGTCATCGCCAAGAAGTTCCCGCGGAACATGATCGAGGCCATGGACCGCATCCTGAACAGCTGCACCCGGGAATCGCTGGCCGAGACCGCCATCTACTCCTACCCCCGCGGCGGACAGGAGGTGACCGGCCCCAGTATTCGCCTGGCCGAGGCCCTGGCCCAGGAGTGGGGCAACATGCAATTCGGTATCCGCGAGCTGTCGCAGGAGAACGGCGCCAGCACCGTTGAGGCCTTCGCCTGGGATGTGCAGACCAACACCCGGCAGGTGAAGACCTTCCGCGTGCCGCACACCCGCTACACCCGCAAAGGCACCACCCAGCTCAGCGACCCGCGCGACATCTACGAGCTGATCGCCAACCAGGGTGCCCGCCGGCTGCGCGCCTGCATCCTCGGCGTGATCCCGGGTGATGTGGTCGAGGCCGCGGTGAATCAGTGCAAAGTCACCCAGGAAGCCAGCGTTGAAGTCACCCCCGAGACCATCAAAAAGATGCTGGCGGCCTTCAAGGACAACTACGGCGTGCCACAGGAGCTGATCGAGAAGCGCATCGGTCGCCGCGCCGAGGCTCTGAACCCGCCCCAGTACCTGATGCTGAAACGTGTGTACCAGTCGCTGAAGGATGGCATGGGCAAGCCCTCCGACTACTTCGATATGGATGACCCTGCCGCCCTTGCCGGCCCCGCCACCAGCGACCTCAACGAGCAGGTGAAAAAACAGCCGGCCAAGCAGGCTGCCAAACCCAAGCCTGACCCAGAGCCCCCGACCGAAGAAGAAGAGCTGCCGGCCGCCGCTACCAGCGACTTCGACGACATCATGCTGAAGCTGAAGGAGGCCCGCAGCCTGGAAGAGCTGGACGGCATCCGCGAGGCGGCCATGGAGTTCATCACCGACCTGCCCAAAGAGCAACAGGAGCAACTCACCGGCCTGCACTCGAAGCGCAAGGAAGAGTTGGAACAGTAATCCCCCGGGCGGCGTGTCCCAGCTCCGCGCCGCCCACCGGCTTGCCACCGGTACGTCAAAACGGCACGACTCGCCGCCGTAAGCGGCCCCAATAACCAGGAGGCACAGCCCAATGTTCAAAAGCATCACCGTGTACCAGCTCACCCAGGCGACAGATGCCGTGCTGCGCGCCCTCGAAGAGCACCTACCGAAGCGCCCCTTCACCCCCTGCACCCAACACGACGCCAGCAGCGCGGGCTGGGTGCCACCCCTCGGTGAGGATGCCGAAACCCTCACCTATGGCGCCCAGGGCTGCACGCTGTTCTGCCTGCGCACCGATACCAAGTCGGTGTCGGCGGGCGCGGTGAAGTTGGCCGTTGCCAAGCGAGTGAAGGCTTTCGAACAGGACAACCCAGATCCAGCCTCCCCGGTGGACAAGCGGCTGTTCAAGGAAGAGGTTACCCAGCAGTTCGTCGCGGCGATCCCCGGCGAGTGCGCGGCGCCCTCCTACACCTGGGCCTACATCGACCGCCAGCTGTCCATGCTGTTTGTGGGCGCCAGCGAGGACGGCGCGGACGGCTTTATCGCGGTGCTGAAAAAGACCCTGGACGCCCTGCCGGTCAAGCTGCTGAAGCTGACCGAGGTGGAGCCCTGCGACAAGTTCACCGAATGGCTGAAAGACCCGGCCACCCTGGGGGAGAAATTCCAGCTGGGCGATGCCGTCAGCATGAAGCGGGCGAAGGAAGGCGGCACCGAGGTGGCGAACATTTCCCATGCCGAGCTGAGCAGCGAATACCTGCAGACCTGGATCAGCGAAGGCGCGGAGTGCTGCCGGATCGGCCTGGCGCATGAGAAGGCCACGTTCGCCATCACCGCCAAGCTGGGCCTGCGCCGGTTCAAGCTGCCCGACGAGCCGGACGAAGACGAGGAAGGCGACGACCCGCTGGACAATACCCAGTATCGCTTCGTGCGCATTGCCGACGCCGTGCGCGCGGTGATGATCGACGTGGAGCCGAACCTGGGCGGCTTCCCGACCCAGGAGCTGTTGGACCTGCATGATGAGCAGGAAGGTGAGGTGGCGGCGTGAAACACCAGCAGCTATTCATCGACCACGCGTACTGGACCGCCGAGAGAAAGCGCCTCCAGGAAGCCGGATCCGAGGAGATGTCCAAGTGCGACCGCGTCCAGGCAGGGTTGGAGCGGTTCAAGTTCAACGAGAAAACCTGCATCGAATCGGTGCATGAAGCCTGGCGCAGCCAACCAGGCGACCCCTACAGCGGCGGCCCCAGCTTCGAGGAGGACTGGCTTGAGGCGATCAGCGAGGGGAGTGTTTGCGAGCACTGCATCAACGTCCGCGACCTCCGCAAGCAGCGCATGGCGGCTGGAAGGAAGCTCGGCGGGATACGATCAGCAATCACCCGAATTGGCCAGCGGCTCGCTAAAGCCAACGGTGGAGGATGCGACTGATGTACTACCACCCCAACCTGTCCCTGGCCGAGCACCACCGGCCCACGCGCATCATCATCCGCCAGGCGCACACCAGCACCCGGCACGTCCCGCAGGGCAGCGCGTTCCTTGCCTGGGTGCGCGAGTGGCTGAAGGATCGCCACCTCGCCTACACCACGGCGGACACCATTGCGGCGTACCACCGCACCTCCCCGAAGACGATTTACTGCAGGATGCGCGATGCCGGTGTCAGCTATCACCAGCTGATTGACGACGAGCGCCGGCGCCGGCTTCAGGCCCTGCCCCCTCATGCCAGCTGCGCGGAGGCTGCGGAGGCGCTGGATTTCCGAAGCCGCCGGGCGCTGCACTCAGCCATGCGCCGTTGGTACGGGATGACGTTCAGTGAGCACCAGGCGCGGCGCGGATCGCAGTGGCTGGGCGACTCCAACAAGGCAGTAGACCGTGAGGTATACGGGTGATCTCGTTCCTGCAGCATCGGTCACCCCGGTTCGGCTATGACGGCTGGGCCCTGCTGATCCCCGGCGCCGCGAAGCCGCTGGAGTGGACGGTGTGCACAACAAGGGCCGAGTGCCGCCGCCTGCGCCGTGACCGCGGCAACCTGTTCGAGCGCGGCGCCCAGATCGTGAAAGTGAAGGTGAGTGTGGAGGTGGTGGATGGATGATTTGTTGAGCTGGATGACGAAGGCGGAGTATTGTCGGCGATCCGGCACCTCCGAGGGCCGCCTGCGGGGCTGGATGCAGCGCCGCCAGATCACGAAAGGCACTCACTTCAGGAAGGTCGGCCGGACCATCTATATCAACTGGAGGGAGTTGGAGAAATGGATCGCTACCGGGGGATCGAAGAGCACGGCAACAGGATCAGGATCAGGTTCCAGTTCAAGGGCCGTAAATACGTCCGCTACCTCGATAAGCCGTGGGGGCCAAAGCGGAACCGGGCGGAGGCTTTCCGTCGTCGGGAACAGTACATCACGCGCCTGAAGGCAGGGCTGACCATCGATGAACTGGACACCGACCCCGAAAACCCGAGCTTCTACGACATGTCGGAGCTGTACCTCAAGTCGCTCAAGCGGAAGGATTCAACCCGTGCGAGCTACCAGCAGATTATCAATCAATTCTGGATGCCGCACCTGGAGAACGTCCAGATGCTGCACATGAATTACGCCCAGGTACTGGCTGCGGACAGCGCCACCGAGTGGACCAGCGCGAAGACCAGGCGCAACGCCATCATACCGCTGTCCGGGGTGTTCAAGCTGGCCATAAGCTCCCTGGAGGACTTCAACACCAATTTCGCCTCCAAGCTGCCGAAAGAGGACAGCAGTAAAGACGATGTAGACCCCTTCACCATCGAGGAGAAGGCCGAGATTCTGGCTGCCCTGGAGGAGCTCAAAGAAACCGATGCCTTGGATTATTTCACCCTGGGGTTTGAACTGGGCTGCCGGCTGCCTGGCGAACTGAACGCGCTCCGGTGGCAGGATTACCACGAGAAGAAGCTGGTGCATATCAACAAGGCCATTGTGCGCCGGAAGCTGACCACCACCAAGACCCACAGCGACAGGAAGGTGTTGCTCACCCCCGCGGCCAAGGCGGTGCTTGAGCGCCGCGTGCGCCCCATCAAGGGCGGTTACATCTTCACCAACAGCCAGGGCGGACCGCACCTGGACGGCGATATCATGAACGGGAAGTGGCGTGACGCGATTGGACTGGCCAACCAGAAGCGGGAGGCGGCGAAGCTGGATCCGATCCGCTACCGGCGCGCTTACAACTGCCGGCATACCCGGGCCAGCCTGGACCTCGGCGCCGGGGGCAAGCCGGCGTTCCTGGCATCCCAGCTAGGCCACACCCTTGAGCAGTTCTTCAATACCTACGCGACATGGATCAATAGCAAGGACGATGAGGCGGAGCTGGCTACCATCCTGGCTGGCCACGCGCAGGCAGAGAAGCGGCGACAGTCGCAGGAAGAGGAAGAGGCGAAGTGAAGAAAGTTGCCCAGAAGTTGCCCAAAAGGCAGGGGCCAGAAACCAAAAAACCCGCACTATCAACTAGTTACGGGTTCGGTATGTGGCGGACCGGACGGGACTCGAACCCGCGACCTCCGGCGTGACAGGCCGGCATTCTAACCAACTGAACTACCGGTCCAACGGCAGCATACTTATCGACATCGAATGGTGGGTGGTGACGGGATCGAACCGCCGACCCTCTGCTTGTAAGGCAGATGCTCTCCCAGCTGAGCTAACCACCCCCTGAGCCGATGGACGCGCATTATAGAGAGAATTGCGGGGGTGTCAAACGTTCCTCTGAAATTTTTCAGATTTTTTTCAGAACGTTAAAAGCGCTTGATTTTAGTAGTAAAATTTGCGACCTCACGCGCCCACAGCAGCGCCGCATCCTAAGCCCGCGGAAGGCCCCACACGCCCTCCCCCTGCCCGGAAAATCCGATGGAAATCTACAAGGAATTTCACTTTGAAGCCGCCCACCGCCTACCCAATGTGCCCCAGGGGCACAAGTGCGCCCGCCTTCACGGCCATTCCTTTCATGTGCGTATCAGCGTCAGTGGCGATGCCCCCGAGCCCAGCGGCTGGGTGATGGACTTCGGCGACCTGAAGGCCGCCTTCAAGCCGGTGCTCGACCAACTGGACCACTACTACCTGAACGACATTCCGGGGCTGGAGAATCCCACCAGCGAGAACCTGGCGCGCTGGATCTGGCAGCGCCTGCAACCGGCACTGCCGCAACTGAGCGCGGTGCAGATTCGCGAAACCTGCACCTCTGGCTGCATCTACCGCGGCGACTGA